GCCCCGATCCCTGATCCCGACATCGGCGCTAACGTGGCTCCCGTCGACGCTGTCGTGGACGCGGACGCGGCTCACAACGTTCCGCGATCCGCCCTTGATCTGGAGGCCGTAGGCGAAGGGCAAATTCTGCCCGTCGATCTCAACGTCGTCGACGATGCAGTCCGACGAGTGCCAGAGTAGGACGCCGATCATGCCGCCGCCCGGTGTGTCCCGCCCGCCCGCGATGCGGCAATCACGGATCACGGATCTGCGGGCCATGTAGAGATTCATGACCGAGCCCGACTGGCCCTCGCGGTCGATGCCAGAGATCGAGCTGTCATCGACCCACCAGAGGCGGGGACCCCTGGGGCACGCGTACCCACCGATCCCGCGGAGCATCGCGTTTCGGACGTGGACGTCGACCAGGACGCCGGATCTGTCGCCGTGAACCCCCGAGTCCCCGCAGGCGATAAGTCGGCCCTTTGCCGTCAGCGTCGCCCCCCGCAGGTCCATCGTGATGTGCGACGCCGGGATCTCGACGTCGCGGAACAGCGCGTAGGACGCCACTGGATCACCGAGAAAGATCCCGCCCCCCGCCGCGGCGAGAGCTGCGAGCGCCGAGTCAAAGGCGTTCGCGTCGTTTGCGACGCCGTCGCCGGTTGCTCCGAAATCCTCGGGTGTTACCGCGATCATGTCGTCAGCTCTCCAGTGATAGATAGAGCCCGTCCCAGTCTGCATGTCCCGGGACCGCGAGGGTGTGCGTGAGATAGAGCCGCGCATGAGTCGACGCGAATGTAACATCGAAAAATTGGAGCCCTGCGCCAGCGGCGCCGGTCCAGATATCTCCGAGCCCGACCACGTAGAGGCGAGGAACCGCTGTCCCGTCGCTCTCGGCGCACCCGGTCACGCGGTAGGTTGAGCCGGGGGACATGACGTCCTGTCGAGCCGACGGATTCGAGCTTCCGCCGTAGGTGATCCTCATCTTCTGAGATCCGTTGAAAAGCGCCGGCGTCTCCTTCGTCAACACCGCAGAAGATCCTGCGGTCCAGGCGCCGACCCCCGCGGCCTCCATGTCGCCGTCGACGAGGATATTCGGGCCGCGGGCGGTGGTGTCCTGCACCCTGGAGATCCCGCCCGGATAGTGCGACTCGTACTCGAGTCGGACCCGGATCACACCGGATGCCGCGCTGTCAACCATGTAGCACAGCCTGATGTACGTCGACACCCCGTCCTTCGGGACGACGATGCAGGGGTGCATCTCGTCAGACCCAGCCGAGAGCTCGACGAGCGCGGCAGTCGACGACGACTGGACTGTCATCGCGTCGGACGCCTCATACTGCTTGCCGATCCAGGATCCAGCCGGCAGGGACGAGATCACCGCGGTGTTGAGCGTCAACGGGACGGACGCCGTCCCGTCGTAAACGTCGAAGTAGGCCGCAGTGAGACCAGCCGCGAGCGCCGTCTCGACAACACCCGAGAGGCTGGAGATCTCGACGGGGGCGGTGACGAGGAAGAGATCCTGCTCGACCGGACCAGGTCCGCCCGCGAGGGTGATCGTCTTGGTCGCCTGCGACGGCCCGCGCTCGCCGAAAATCATAGCGACCTCCTACCGAACATGACCGACGTTGCGTTGGTGTCGTTCGGGTACACGACCTTGATCCTGATGAAATCCGGGTACATGAGCAGCGCGAGCCACTGGACGTCGTCAGATCCAGCGAAGACCGTTGGCCCCCCGACGAACCCACCGCCTATGTCGATCAGGTAGTCTGTGATGTCAATCCACGTCGATCCGTCAATGGACTGCTCGACGCTGATCGTGCAGTCTTCGGCAGTGATCCCGACCGTGAAAACGTTGAACTCGTCGGTGGGGATCCCGTCGGATGACGGGTAGTACTCCGTGCCCGCAGCGTGATCCGCCTGGTCGACGGTCGGCACGAGCTGGATCGCTGGCATCGCCTGGATCATCTATCTCTCCTCACTCTGTCGCGAGCCGGAACACCCGTTGACCAGCCGGATCACCCGGTGACCAGCCGGATCACCGCGGCGACGGCGGCGACCATTCCAGCCCCCATCGTCCCTGCTGCGACACCCACGGCGATCATTCGCCAGATCGTGCTCGACGCCCCCGAGGCGCGCTGAGTCCCCGCGTCGGCCTTCGCGAGCGCGCCTCGGATCTCTCGCATCTCACCGCGGATATCCAGGACTGTCGAGTGTGTACTCTCGCAGACGGTCTCGACGCGCACCAGGCGCTCCGATAGCTCCTGATGCGCGTCGCACCGCTGATCCTGCCTGATATTCGGTGACATCCCACCCCCGCCGGCCTAGCCGGCCAGCGGATCTAGATCGCCGCCATCGTGGAGAGGTGCGCGTTGCAGGTCGTGCCGCCCGTGGCCGACCTGATCCGCAGCTGGAGCGTCTCGCCCGACGGGATGATCCCGCACTTGCCACTGAGGTCGATGGGCGGGTACGTCCCTGCTGCGGTCGCGAATCCAATCACGCCGGTCGCGACGACGCTGGCTCCCGAGTCGTAGGAGAGCTCCCACTGGACCGGCTCGACGGCCACGGCTGGCGTATCGAAGTCCAGGAAAACACAGCGAGAATCCGCTGCGAGTGCGCCGGAAACGCTCACGAGAGCGCCGTAAACGTTCGCTGCGCCCGCGGTCAGCGCGGCGCCAGCGGCGGCGTCGGGGTAGGTCGTCACGGCGCCGCCGTTCGACTTTCCGACCAGCGCGCGGAGCATCGCAACCTGGGTCGACGTGGCCGCCGTCTCGTCGGCAGCGTCGGTCAGATCACCCTGGACCGCGTCGACGACGGCGATGGCCGCCGCGTTCTGCTTCGCCAGCGAAACGAGGCTGTCACCCGCGACGGTATCCGTTTTGTTTCCGATAACTTCGAAGCTCAGGTCGTTGTCGGCGCTGTCCGCGGGCTCGACCGGCTGCGTGAGGGATCCCTTCATTTTCCTTCTCCTCTGTCACCGGATCTACCCGGCGCTTTCACCGGATCTTGCCCGGTGTCTCAGGCTACCATATGATACATCGAAATGTCTCAATGAGACAACCCCTTGTCCAGATCAGTCAAGGCACGTCGCACTCGAGGCGGCGTAGAAATTCCCCGCCCCGTCCGCTGAGAGGAAGTAGAATCGCCCGCCGCCGTAGGCCAGCGCGAGGTGCGGCCACAGCGGCGCTAGGGCGGTCTGCTCCTCGGGGTAGATCAGATGCCAGGTCTCGCCATTGTCGGCGCTCGCCTCGAGCTGGACGGCGTTTGCCCCGGCGGTGTCGCAGTAGGCGACGATCCAGTGGCCGTACCCGTCGCAGGCGATCCGGGCGCTGCCGCCGCCGAGGGTGACGTCGATACCCAGCGGATTTTTGAGCGTGACCTCTGCCCATGAGAGCCCGTTGTCGTCCGAGTAGGCGATGGTCGCGGCGGCCTTATTCAGCACCGTGACCCACCGAGATCCGGCCTTCGAGTACGCGAGCGCATCGATCATTGGCGCCGCCGAGAGTCCGTGAAGGGCAGCCGGGAGCCAGGTGTCTCCGTCGGCGCTCGTCGAGATCTCTGTCGCCGTGAGCGCCATCCACACCGAATTGCCCGCGTCGCTGTCGTAAACGTCGCCGGCCTGGTGGTGGGAGTGGCGCAGAGTGCAGGGCGAGACGGCGAATCCGGGAGGCGCGGCGACCGGAGCGAACGGGAGCAGGTGACCCAAAGCGATGTGCGGGGCCGCGGAATTGTTGTCGTAGATCACCCAGGTGTCGCCCGCGGGGATCTTGTCACACTCCATCTGCGTCCAGGTCAAACCGAGCGCCGCGCCGAAGCCCCATGCCTGCCATGCCGCGAGCGGTGCCGGCGATGCATAGACAGCGTCGACGATGCCAGATCCGACCATGCCTCTGTCGCCATTGATGTGGCTCGCAATCGACGCCGGAAAGACCGCGCCGGGGATGACACCGCCGGGGAAGATCTGGCGCCAGACCCAGCCGTTGGCGGCCTGGCACTCCTCGTGATTTCCCGCGACCTGGTAGCCCATCCCCCATGCGTACTGCGCTATCGTCGTCGCCGATAGCGCGCCCTCCCAGCAGTAGTCGATCTGGATACCGGCGAGGGTGTAGCCCGCCGCGGCGAGGGTATCCGAGACGATCCCGAGCGAGGCGAGCCGCTGCGTCGCGGCCCGGTTCGCGAGCTCGCCGGTGACGGATCTGACATAGTTCGTCTCTTCGGCTGGCGGCAGCTCCTCGGGGACGCGTCCGGTCGCGATCTTGCCCGCCGCAGGCGGGATCTTGTTCGGCTGCGCGCTCCACGGATCAGCGCCCGCGGCATGGTTCGCGTTGGTCGCCCACGGTATCGGACCTGGTCTCATCTGTAGCTCCCTGCGGACTCGCCGCCAGTGGTCGGATCATAGGCGCTGCCGGCTCCGGTGTCAGCATCGGATTCGGCAGCACCGTAAATGCCGGACGCCTGGAAGGTGTGGGCCAGATCCGTCGTCGAGTAGACGAACAAAAGCCCTACCCCGCCGGCCTTTGCCAGCCGCAAGATCCGGTCTGTCTCGAGCGCGAGCGTCACGTCGCAGACCTCGACCTGGATGTGCGCCGGGGGATGCTCTCGGACGGCGATGGACGTGTACCCGAGCACCTCGAGGATCTGGATCAGTTCTTCGACGCGGCCCCTGGATCTCAGCACGAGGATCTTCGCGCGAAGGAATAGCCGATACTGGTCGTCTGTGAGCCCGCCGCGTGCCTCGTCGAGGATGTCGCCGATCCCGTCGAGCTGGACGCCGACGGCGTCATCGAGGTTGCGCTCAGTGGCGAGCTGCCAGAGGAAATCTTCGACGACCTGCCACCGGGCGCCCATGGTCTCGACGTATGCCTCAACCCGGGGGAGATCCTGATCTTGAAAAAGCAGATCCCCGAGCGCCTCGGCAACGTGCTCCTCGTCGTGCTCGACGCCGACGGCGACAGCAAATGTCCAACCTCCGCTCACATCGGCACCCCTGTCGAGCTGGTGGCGTCGACGACCATCTCGACCCTACGATACACCCCCGAGAGGTCGAGTGGCCACCCCCGGATCACGACGTCGATTCTGGTGGGTGTCGCGCCGGTGTAGGTGATCACAGCGTCCCACCCGTCCTCGACGACCCCGAGCGTCACCGCGGGCCAGGAGACCCGCTCTCCGCTGACTGTCTCGACAGCCGTGATGGACAGGGTCGCCGGATCAATCCCGTAGTCGTCAGTGACGGAGAACCGGATCATCGACGGCTCGGGCGCATAGTCCGCTGGGTGCTCGTAGTCGATCCCTGGTGGCGTCGACCACGCGACAGTCCATGATCCGGTGTCCGTGTCCGACGACCCGACGTCGTCCTGGCACGACGCACTCGAGCTCCATGTGCCCGGATACATGCCACCGTCTTTTGTGACCGACCAGCCCGCGGCCGTGCAAGATCCGGTGAATCCCGCCTGGACCACGCCGTTGACGATGGCGTTGTAGGCGGTTGGAGTCCCAAGCGGATCATGGGTGATCGTCACCTGGGTCTGCGCCGGATCTATCGTTCCGTCGGCGTCCGTGGTCGTCCCGGATATTGTCGCGCCGGGGATGATCCCGCCGCCAGACGGCGAGGTCCATGTGCAGACCGGCGCGATATTCGAGATCACGTACCCGAGCAGATCTATCGCCCATGTCTTGCCGGTCGTGCCGACGATTGCGACGTCAACGTCGCTGCTGGAGTCGATAGGGCTGAAGAGGGGGACGGCCTGCGTCAACTCGTTGAACCGTCGATACCCGCTCGAGATCCCCGTCAGTCCGCTGTTGATCTTCGTTGAAAATGTTGCACTGTCCTCGGATACGTAGACATTGTGATCCGTCAAGACGTCGGTTGTCCGGGCGAGGTACGCGCAGAACGAATCGCCGGGAGCCCCGGTGGATCTGGCGTGGTAGTTCTGATCTGCCGTGACCCAGGAATCGAACTCCGTCCGCGCGAGGACGAAGTCGTCGACAGTGCAGACGACGGTCACTGTCCATGCGGTCAGCACACTGTACGAGCGGAGGTCGACGTGCCCCGTCGAATCGGTGACGGCGAGGACATAAGCCACGTCGTTTATGTCGCCCGCGGCGATCCAACAATTTCTTTTATATACGTAAGATCTCGTGTTCTGCGCCGCGGCCGTCAGGTCGCTCGGTCTGACGCTCACGCGCTTGTTATTTCCTGTCGCCTGCGTGCACCGGAGCAGGGCGCAGCCTCCGCCAGCGGCAAGCGACGTGATCTGGTGGGTGTCCCACGACCCAGACGCGATGCTCGCAGCGTTCACGAGGACCTGGCCGTCGTCGGTTTTGTCCAGCGTCCCGATGAGCCGCATCGTGTGGGGTCCGAGGAATCCGGGCGAGATCTCGATGTCGCCGGACGCATCGGACGGGATCGCGATCAGGCCCGATTCGCCGCCAACCGAGGCCCCGATCCCGTGAGAAGATCCGCCGTCAGCATGGTTGAATTGCGCGGCATCGTCGGGGTCGCGGCCATAGTAGGATGCGTTCGTGTCCGGTGCAACGATGCACAGCATATCGGCGGCGCTGGCGCCGAAACTGAACCTCTGCCACGCCCCGCAAAGGTGCGCGTCGGTCGTAGATCCGTCGGGGTGCCAGCTCACGGGGTCACCCCGATATTCGCGCTGTCGACGTGTGCGATTTCGAACCGCCCCACTGCGAGGTTGACGACGCCGCCGGGTGGGGCCGCCCAGCCGCAGGTCAGCGCCGTGATGTCGTTGATCCCCTCGACGCCAAGCACGACGGCGGCGAGCCGCAGATAGACCACCTCGTCGCCGAGGCCGAGATCCTCGCCTCCCCAATCGACCAGCGCGGTCTGCACAGCGGCCACGAGACCCGCGCCGGCGGGGTAGAGATCCTCGTCGTAGTCGCCATCGGTCGAGAGGTCGACGTCGATGTAAAGGTCGAGGATATCGGCACGCGTGAACCCGATCTCGTGGATCTCGCCCTGCGAGTCCTCGACGCCCTCGAGCGTCGTCCCCCACGACCTGATCCCTGCGCTCTTCCCGCTGTCGAGCGCGCCGAGGATGGCCGCGGCGATCACCGCGTCGGTGACGACTGGCGCTGCCGGGGGCTCGGTCCCGTCATAGACCACCGGGGCGATGGAATGGCCCGGGAGCCCGTCAGCGTCGACGTGGTCCCCGTCATTTTCCAACACGGCGACGGAGATCATTCCGGTGAGCGCCGAGAGATCTGCGAGCACTGCGACGGCTGTGGACGCTCCGCCCTGAGCGAGCTCCTGGACCCGGCGCAGACGATAATCCGCGTCGGTCTCCTCGTCCTCGCCCTCGGTCGCGTCGGATGTGCTCTGGACAGCGAGCCAGCCGACGACGGGTTCGGCGATTGTGCTCAGCGTCCCTGAGAGACACTGGACCGGGCCGGTCTCCTCGGCCTCGAAAGCGCAGGGGATCCATGCCGGCGCGCCGCCGCCGTTCGTGACCGCGGCGACCGTGACGAACCTGTCGCTCGGGATCCCGTCGACGTGAGCCACTGATCCGGCGGGCAGGGTCGCGCCGGCTGCGAGCTGGACGTCGGCCTCGGTCGCGTCGAGCGTGCTCTTGGTCGCGGGCTGCCGGTAGCAGCCGCTCAGGGCCGAGATCAGGTCGACCTGAAAGCCGTCCGCGGTCGACGGGTAGCTGCCAGCGTAGACCTCCTCGGCGAGCTCTACGACCGTCCTCTCGCGATTCGCGAGCAGCGAGATCAACGCGCCATCCGGCGACTGCTCGGAGAGGTCGAGGACCGGGGAGATCGCGGCGTGGAGCGCCGTCACAATCTCGGCGCGGATCGTCTCATAGCTGTCAGTGTGCAGCCCGGTGGCGTCGAGATAGTGGCTCATGAGTCGGCCTCGATGATGTAGGGGATCTGAAAGTCAGCGGACGAGTAGATCTTGCCGTCGTCAAAGACCGCCGACCACTCGATGGTGATGGATCTGGCCGCCCCGTCGGCGGTGTACCCCGCTGACTCGCAGCTCCGCACGCCGGGCGTACCTGAGACAGCCTGCCGGATCATCGACTGAAGGCGGGGGATCACGCCGCGGCGCCCGAGGATCTCTTGGAACCAGGGGAACCCGATCCGCTGGTCGGAGATCACCTCGCCGCGGTAGGTCCGCAGCCGTCGCCAAATCGCTTGCGCGGTCGCCTGCGGGTCGTCGGCGGCAAGCCACGAAAATTGACCGTCGACGACGCGCCAGTCCCCGATGGTCGGATTCTCGCTGTCGACGAAGGTAGCGAGCTCGCGCGTGCGGAGTCCCTGGGTCATCGGATCAGTCCTCCACCTTGACACTCGGGCTCTCGTATGATCCGCCAGCCACACCCGCGACGATGGTGGCGATCTGGATCAGGAGATTCGCCGTCTCAGCGAACGGCCCTGCGGCGTTCACCTGGGTCGCCCACGTCGAGAGTGAGTTGCACAGGCTGTTGAGATCTGAGAGCAGATCTTCGTGGACGGCGGCCTTCGTCGCAGCCCCGTCGCCGAGTCGCACATCTGATCCGGCCAGCACCGTCGCCCCGGCTGGCGCGTCGAGCGCGTCGCCGACCGGGCGCAGCCCGGGGATCAGCACTGGCCCCGCGGAGTTGAGGCGCCCGTCATCTGCCGGGGCTCCGACGTCGCCGCTGGTCCGCCACGTCCCGATCTCGGTGTCGCAAAAGTTGACGACGCCCGGATCTCCTGCCTCGTAGGGGAAGATCAGGTAGCCGTCGCCGCCGCCGAGGATCAGCACGGGGACGTGCGAGAGGACCGTCTGCGCCTCACCCTCGGGGCGGACGGGGAGCTCGACGTCAGCCGTGTTCTTTTGATCTCCGGTCCGCCTGTAGGACTGGATCACGCCGGGGGTCGCGGTGCGGATCGTCCGGCGCTGAGCGTCGAGGACGCGGCGCAGGAGCTCCGGTCGGCTCACGTTCCCGGTGATGTTTTCGTTATCCGCCATTTGCCCTCAGTACGGTCTCAGCTCAAGTGTAGCACCCCACTCCTGCCCGCGGGTCTCGCCGGTGTATTCCACGCGGTGGATCTCGTAGTTGCCCTCGATTTCGCGGCTCTGGATCTGGACGACACGGCCCGGATAAAGCCCCGGAAGCATGAGCACTTTCGCGCTCACCGTCGTGACCCCTCGGTCGGTGGCCTGTGTCGGGCTGCCGACCAGCCCGGTCCTTGGCGAGACGCGTAGCGCCGTCGCCTGAGAGGGGCCTCTGAGCCGCAGCCTGAAGACCCCATTTTGAATCGACCAACTGCCGCCGCAGCCGCGGACGATCCGGTTGATCTCGTCGCGCGCTGGCCCCGACAGGGTCGTCCCGCCAGGGTAGGTGTTGCCCGTCGACGTCAAGCGGATCTGGTCGCGGAGCTGGGGAAGGTTGCCGCGCCCGACCCCGAGCGCGTCGACGGCGGCGGCGAGCACCGTGTAGACCGAGGTCCCCGGCGCGAAAGACCGCTGGATCCTGGCGCTGCGGTAGGCCGTGCCGCCGTCGGATCCCTCGAGGGTTACCTTGACCTGCGGCCCATCCCATTCGGCGGGAGACGCACGCAGATCGCCCGAGAAGATCTGCTCGAGGCCGGTGTCGTGGTAGCCGACTCGCAGCACGGTGTCCGCGTCGGCCTCCATCGCGGCGAGCGCTGCGCGGTGCTCCCGCGAGAGATTCCACAGCGTGATCTCGGCCTCGTTTGGCTCGCGTCGGAGGCTTTTCTTGACGGAGAATTCGACGGCGAGAGAGTAGAGATCCTCGCCGCGATCCCGCGGGGCTGCGCCCTCGACGCGGAGCGTGCCGACCTGTAGACTCCACACCCTGCCCCAGAGCTCGGCCATGTCAATAGCCCTCGGGGATGTCGGATTCCTCGACGTAGAGCAGCACGAAATCAGACGTGAAATCGCGAAGTCCGGGCTCCCTTCCCTGGCCCAGCCTGTCTCGGATCAGCAGCTCGCCCGGTGGCCTCCGCTCGCCTGTGACCGAGCGCAGAAGCGGGAGCCCGCCGACCACGGGGATGTAGACGATCTGGCCGTCGTCGTCGGAGAGCCTCATCCACCAGCGCCCAGATCTCGCGTTCCACGACCACGAGATCTCGTAGACCGACTCATCGAGAGTGACCGCGTAGCTGTCGCCGTGCCGCTCGGGGGCTCTGAGCTCAAGGACGGCCATGTCAGTCGCCAAACACGCGGAGGCCGGTGTTTATCAAAAGATTTCGCGCTGCTGTGGCGTTGTTTTCGTTCTCGTTCTCGTCCTCGTTCTCATCCGCGTCCTGCTGCCCCTGGTCGCGCCGCCGCCGCGTGCGCTCCACCCTCGGTGCTGGTGCGTCGACCTCGGAGACCGTCGCGGTGACCCGCTGGCGCGCTTCGATGGTCGGCACGAGCTGCTCGCCGGTCCCCCCGCTCTGGGTCGCCGAGATGCTGCGGATCTGGTAGCTCTCGAGGTCGCCGTAGGGCAGGCCGATGATGTCGATTGTGGTCCCGGCGTTCTTCAGCTCCTCGAGCAGCGTCAGCGCGTCAGCGGCGCGATCTCGCGGGCTGTCCGCCGCGATCACCCTCAGATCCGTCCCGTCCTTCGACACCGCCCGCCGGTCGCCGAGGAGCGCCGGATCAAAAACCGCTGTCGAGACGTGGGCTTCGAACGAGATCCGATTCGGCTGCGGGATTACGTGGTCCGTGTTCGCGACGCCGTCCTCGACGGGGTGCTCGGGCAGCTCGGCTGCGAGATCTCGGGTCTGCGCCGTGACGGCATCGAAGACGAGCTCGCCACGGTCGGTCGCGATCTCGTCGCCGCCGTCTTCGGATGGCCGGGTCTTTACGTCGTCCCACTGGATCGATGTGCGGGATCTCGGCATCACGAGCCCCCTGCGGGGGCGGGCTCGAGTGCGGCAAGGGATTCGCGATTCTTCGCCGCTTCGCTGCGCTCGAGTTCGGCGCGGACTATACGCGCCGTGGCCTGCGGATCTTCAGCCGCGTTCACCACGATAGACGTCGGACCCTTGGTGATCTGGACGTTGCGCGGCGGCTGGGGAGCCGTGGCGTAGTTGCCCGAGATCCCGCGGACCCTGGCGTCTTCGGCCCTCGCGCGGGCCTGCGCCGCGCCGCTGGCGTCCACGTCCTCGCGAGATCCAAAGATCCGGTCTGCCGCGCCCCCGAGGCCGGGGATTGATCGGAGGAAGGATCCGCCCGCATTTTGGACTTGACTTCTGACCCGAGATCCGAAGTCGAATCCGGTCCCGGACGACGCGGAGGCAGCGACGCCGTAAAATGCGGTGAATGCCGAGTACGCGTCAACCAGCGTCGTCGTGAGCTGCTGGATCGCGGCGACCCACACGAGGATCACGCCGGATACCGCGACCCCGAGCCCGGTCCCGTTCTCCGCGCTCGCCCACATCGATTGGAGCACGTACCCGAGCGCCTCCATCGGGGGCGTGCCTGCTGCGACGACGGCAAAATACTGCTCCCAGGTGTCGCGCAGACCTTGCAGCGAGTTCGTTCCGAGCCGCGGCATATCTATGAGATATCCAAGGGAATTCACGAACTCCTCGAGTACGGACTCCCTGCCCTCGATGGCTCCGTAGACGTCGTCGACTGCGAGGTAGAGCAGCGCGGCGGCGGCAGCAGCAAGGAGGATCGGGGCGACCGTCGCGCCCCATGCAATGCCGATCTGGACGGCTGCCGCCGTGGCCGCGACCCCGAGCGCGATGAGGATCGGCTTCGCCAGATCCGCCGCCGCGCCGGTCTCGGACAGCGCCGCCGCCATCCTCGTGAGCCACTGGACGACGCGCGTCATCGTCGGAAGGAGTGCCGTCAGAAACGTGGCGCGGAGTGACGTCGTCGCGAGCTTCGCGCGTGTCATCTCGTCTGTCATCTGCACTGATTGACGGATGAATTCCGCCGACGCGCCGCCGCCGAGCTCGGCCAGCTCGGCCTCCATCGCGGCGAGACCCTCGCGTCCGCCGGTGAGCATCGGCAGCATTCGGCGGCCAGATCTCCCCATGAGCTCCATGGCCGTCGCGGTGCGGACGGTTGAATTCTCGGTGCCCTGCATCCCGTCAGCGACGAGCCGCAGGAGCTCGGCAGCCCCGACCAGCTCGCCGTTAGATCCGGTCAGTTGATCGATGCTGATCCCGATCCGAGTGAACGCATCGGCGGACTCAGCCGTGCCCTCGGCGGCATCGAGCGCGCGGCGCTGGAGCTGCCCGAGCGAGTTCGCGAACGCCGCCCCGTCGACGCCGGAAAGCTCCGCAGCGTGCCGAAATGCTTGGAGTTCTGCCGTTGTCAACCCGACCTGCTGCGCGGTCTTGTCCAGCTCGTCGCCCATCGCGACAGCCCCCGACACAAACCGGCGCATGGCGACGAGGGTGGCAGCCCCGCCGGCAGCGGCGACCAGGCCGCGCAATGACCTTGTTGTCGAGGAGATCCGGCGGTTCGCCCGGTCGAGCGGGCGCGTGTCCGCGCTGATCCCAAATCGTGCGAGAACTTCTCGGAGCGCGCCAGCCATGAGCTATGCTTTCTCCGCGAGCCGCCTGTCCAGATCCGCCACATCGTGCCCGTCGAGCACGTCGAGTATAGTCCACTTGGTGCGGATTTCCACTAGAGTCCCGTACCCTTTGCGGACAAGCCGCCAGACATCCCAGTCGATGTGATCGGGGATGCGGACGGACGGCCCTGAGCAAGACGCCGGAGGCTCGCGAGAGGCAGACTGTGCAAGAAAGGGACGAGCTGGATCTCCAGCGCGAAGGCGAGCCACTCGCCGAGCTCGGCGTAACCCTGCTCGGCCCACCAGATCTCGCCCACGTCCGAGAGGCGACCGGCCTGCCCGTCGACCTCGGAGCACTCGTGGAGCAGCCGGATCGCGGTGCGGTAGCTCTCGGGCTGGAGCGGCAGGAGCACCGAGGCGGATCTGACCACGTCCGTGAGCTGCTCCTTCGTAACCTTGTCGGCCTCGACCACGTCGGGGATCACACCCATCAGCGTCGGCCAGACCGCATCGCGAAGATCCTGCCACTGATCCAGCAGGAGCATGGTCACAGTGTAGCGATGGCCCCCGATCTTGCGGGATTCGCTCCTCACGCGGTGCCCCCGAGCCTGTAGGTGGCCTGGAGGATCGTACCCTTCCAGACGGCGTTCTGCACCTCGGTCTGAACGTCCCACTCGGGGGGAGCGGTCAGCACGCAGTCACCGGAGATCTCGGATCCGCTCGCCAGATCCGTGAGCTGGAAGGCCCCGATCCCGACCGAGCCGTCCTGGCCGGTGGTCAGGTTGAGCTTGGCCTGGAGCTGGCGGTTGAGCGTCGCCGAGTGAAGCAGCGTCAGCTCGAAGGTCGCGGAATGGTCGGCGTTTTCGTTGACGCAAACGTCGCCCTGGACGCCGACGGTGACCGAGCGCCAGTCGCCGACGGGGGTCACCTTGACGAAAGATCCGGTGCCCGCGCCCGCCGAGATGTTGATCCCGGCAATCGAGAGCGCCGTCCGCGCCAGGCTGTGAGTGCTCTGTTCGCCCATGGGGATCTCCTAGTAGCTGAGCGTCAGCTCGAGGCCGACCGTGTTGATCGCGTTGGTGAATTGGCAATACAGGGTGCAGTCCGGGAGGTTCCGTGACGCCTTGTTTGCCGTTGAGATCGTTGACATTTCGGGGTAGGTGAAGAGTTCGGATCCCTTGACGTACCCGCCCGAGTCGTCGTCTCGCATCTGCTGGCGGACGACCGAGAAGCACTCGCCCTTGATCTGCTCGGCGCCCTTGGCGGTGTAGGGGATCTTGTCCGCCGTAATCAGCGAGCCGAAGACGGCTTCCTGGATTCGGGCGACGGTCCAGTCGACCAGCATGATGATGTCAATCCACTCGCCGCTGAACATCTGCCCCGGGTAGAAGTGGGAGATCTCGGCCTCCTCGATGTAGTAGTTGCCGCCCTTGGTCGTCCGGATATATCCCTTCTCCGCTGCGGTCCAGGTGTCGGCGACGACGCCGGCTGCGGACGACGCGAAGGCCCAGTTGGTGAATCCTGGCGTGGCGCCGAGCTTCAGGCCCATCCAGCTTGCGGCGGGGTAGGTCGCGAGAGATCCAGCGGTCGAGACCCCAAAGGTGCGGTCGTAGTCGGCTGCCTCGAGCGCCGTGAAGATGTCGCCCGCGCCGGCTGTCGGGACCGCGGTGGATCTGGACGCGAAGCCGAAGATCTTGTTGAGCGTCTCGACGTGAGCGGCGAGGGCCGCGACCTCGGCGTCGCTCTCCGAGTCGATGATGATCCCGTAGAAATCGTCGGATCCCGAGGTGCGAATTGTGGTCAGGTCGGCGACGATGCCCGGATCAGGCGTGACGTCCTCATAGATGAGGTACTCCATGCCGGTGAAATACCAGAGCTTCCCGTCTGCGGCTGCCGAGTCGATCTCGATCTTGTCACCAGCGCCACCGCCCGAAACCGCGCAGACGAACTCCGCAGATCCGCCAGCGCCCCAGCCGAGGGGATCAACGTCAATCGAGTTCGCGAGCGCGGTCGCCTCGGCGTTTTTCGAAACGCCCGCTGAGGTGCGGGTGTAGTCGATGGTGGTCCCGTTGGGGCCGGTGATCGAGACGGTGATCACCAGCGCCGCGGGCGGGACAACGCCGCCCTGATCCGGCTCGAGCTCGACGCCCTGCTGGTACGCCGTCTCGCGCCGCAGCACGCGGAAATACGGCGGGTGGCCGTCCTGCGAAACGAAGCGACTCGCCATGCGGTAGGCCGGATCATATGTGTTGAATCCGTCCGTGACCATCTGTGCCAGGCCGTCGGCGTTCGCGTCGTACTGGCGGGCGTAGTCCGCGTAAACACTGTGGTATGCCAGAATCCCGAGCGTGTTGAACGACTGCTGACTCGGTGCCTGGGTCTCACGCGAGACGGTGATCGAGGTATAGTCGCTGAGGCTCATCGCTCACCCCCTTCGGGCTCCTCGCCCTCGGTCGCGGCTGCCGGATCTGCGAGCGTCGATGCGTCGACGACGCGGAGATCCTTGCGCCGGATCGCGGCGTCGATTCGCGGGCGACCGACGTGCTCGACACGGCCCGCCCAGTGCTCGGAGGTCATCGAGTGGACGCCGACCCCATAGCCGGTCATCCGGGTGCGCCGCGTGGTCGCGGGCCAGTCTCTCTCGTCCCGGTGGATCGTGATGATCAGCTCGGACATTCTATACCTCTATCTTCGTCGCGACGGAGAAGACGGTCGCGCCGTCCTCGTCCCGCCCGACGACTGTGAGATCTGCGGATTCGATGGTGCCGTAAGGCACCCCGTCAGCAGCCGCGGCGGCATTCAGGGCGACGTCCATCTGAGCCGTGGACGTGCGCCGAAGGTCTCGCGTCATGCTGATCTCTGTCGGCTCGAGGAGGATCTCCCCGATGGCTGCCCCGGCGGCCTCGAGCGCGTCGGTGCATGCTGGCAGAGCCAGCCGGTCGCGAACGAGCTGTACGTAGTACAGCGCGTCCTCGTCGCTCGCCTGGCTCTGGAGCTCGGCCCGGATCTCGAGGGTGCCGACCCGCTGGCCGGTCTGTGTCGGGGTGTAGCCTCCGACGATGTCTCCCCAGTCAGATCCGAGCGGGGTCGTTTCGTCGTATTCCTCGACGAGTTCGTCGAGGCCGACGCCGCGAAAGCCCCTGATATGCAGGAGCATCTGGTCGGCGCCGAAGGACTGGGGCCGCTCCATCCACCGGACGGGGAGCCCGGTGACGTCAGCCACCCAGGTTGCGACGGCCTCTCTGATCGCGCCGAGATTCATCACGCGCCCTCGGCGATCTGGCGCAGCTCGTAGGTGATGCTATTGATGAGCTGGCCGGTGTCGATCAGCGGGGGCTTGGATCCCTTGCGGTCGATGGTGGATTGCGCAAGTGCGGGCTCGATTCCAGCCTTGATCCGTTTCTTGATCTCGTTCTGGATCCTCTGCCCGATCAGCTCGAGTCCCGCGTCGAAAGATCTGACCTCGCCCTTGATGACCTTCTGCGCCATCCGGCGAAGCGTGTTCTCGATTTGCTCTCTGTTTTCGTCGACATAGGCCCGAATGAACGAGCGCTCGGGGACGCCGCGACCGAACTCATGAAAGCTCGCGACGTCGGCGACGGTGAGCCCGGTCCCCTCGTAGATCCCAGCGCCCTCCTGACCCATGACCCCGACGTCGACGACGCGGCCCTGGTTCCGCTGAGCGAGGCGACGAAACAGTGCCTCGTAGCCGTGATCCACATCGCGGACCGTCATGATCCGTCCCCCGAAAGGCGGGCGAGGCCCACCGTCGAAGCGCGGATCAGCTGGTCGAGCTCCTGGCCGTAGATGGTGACTCCGAGGCCATACCGACCGGCCTTGCCCTCCGGATCCAGCCGCATCGCGCGGCCATCGGGGGTGAGCGCGAGGAGGTGGCATGCCTTCAGCGTGACGGCGTCGTCGTAGGTGTCGGAATCCGCGAACGCCGACTCGCTGAGAGACCGCTCGGCCTGGGAGATCTTCGACGTCACCAGTGCGTCGGCGGCGGCGTCGAACTCCGGCCAAGCGGCCTTCAGCGATGCGGCGGTCACGGCCATGGATCTAGACTCCGTCCATGTAGAGCATGCCGCTCGGGTTCGCGGAGTGACACCCGGCGCAGCGAGCATGGAAAACGTTCAAGTAGGACATCGGGCCGTCCTGCCAGGGCGGGAGCGCCTCGACGTCGACGGGGAGATAGCCCTCGACGACAGCGCGATCTCGCATGTAGGCGACAGCGCGGGTCACGCCGGCAGCACCGGCGGTGTCGAGGTGGATCCACTTCTCGATGCCGATCTGGGGCAGGCTCGCCCGCAGCCACTCGAGGATGGACTTGCCGGATCCGGCCGAGATCTCGGTCACCGCGAGGTGGCCGTAGACCGAGGACGGGATCAGCAGGGTGTCCATCATCCACACGCCGGTCGCCTCGATCTGCGACTGGGCATAGATGATGTCGGCGAGGATCTGGGCGGGGGTCGTCACGCCGCCAGCCCACGCGCCGGTGATGAAGGCGCCGCCAGCGGTCACGACGTTGACGTCGCCAAGCGCGCAGAAACCTTCGACGCCGCTGTCAGCCTCGCCGGTGGCGAGCAGGGCGTCGATGTCGCGGAGCACGACCAGACGGGCGGTGTCCATGCCCTTCTGGTTGATGTCGCTCGGGAATCCCTTGCTGCGGGCCTGCGCCAGGGCGCGGACCTGCTGAGTCGTCCACCGCCAGCCAGCGGCAGATCCGACCACGGGGATCGTGGCCTTGCCGGCCCTGACGTCGACGGTCCGGATGTCCTCGCCGTAGGTCGCCAGCCGGGTCGCGCTGCCGCGACCCTCGTAGCCGATGACCGAGATCTCCTCGGCTCCGGGGCTCACGCCCGACGCAACCGGGATGAACTCGCGAGCGCGGAGTGCCGGATATCGCTTGTCGATCGTCTGCGCGACGATGTGTTCCAAGGCATCGCGAAACACCGCGGTCTGACCGTCGTCAAGACGGAGACCGGGGACGGCGTCGTGCCGGACCCACTCGACGAGGTGATCCGTGTACGCCTGCCAGGGGTCCACGTCCACGTCGTCCGCGCGCCAGTAGCCCCGATCCGCTTGCGCGGCGGGGTAGTGGGCGGCGATGAAATCGGCGAGTTGATCGCCTGTGATCTTGCTGGGCATCTCGTCCTCCTACCTTCCGATCTCGAGGACGGAAAGGCCGTCCGCATCGCAGGCTGTGAGCAGTTTCGCGCCGGGAAGCTTGGCGAAATTCGCCGCGGGCGAGCTGCGGAATTGACCTCGAACGGCGGCGCCCACGGTGACCATCCTCACGTACGCGTCAGCGCCGCCGAGGGCGACCTGAGCCGCGGTGACTGCCGTCTCGCTGATGACCCAGATCCGGCCCTTGGGCAGGACTGCGATCTTGCTCTCGTCGTCCACGGTGACCGTGGCGGTGTCCGAGGGGGTCGCCATCCGGTCGTAGACGCCAACTGCATGAAAGAAATCGGGATTCAACCCGTAGGCCGTCGGGGTCGTCCCGATGGTCACGGTCCCGTTCGTGCCGCCCTGAGCGGGCAACGTGATCAGCTTGAAGCGACGCCCGATCCCGTCGGTGGTCAGCGTCACGCCGCCACCTGCGGGGATCAAGAAATCCTCGGCGACCTCGGCCCCGCTGGGCTCCTCGTAGATCACCTGGCCGACCGAGTCCAGCCAGTCGGCGTGAGCGTTCAGCTCGAGGGTGTAGCGCTGGCAGACGCCCATCGGATTCGCGCCGACCACACCGTCGAAGTCCCCGAAATCGTACTCGACTGCCGCCGCCGCTGAAGCCAGCGGGGTCGCGGTGATCGCATCGTCATCGAGCACGGGGAGTGCCGAGAGGGGCGCGACCTGGTTGTGCGAGGTGCCCTGCTCGAGAAGCAGCCCGACCCGGATATCGCCCTCGGCGATCTTGGAGAGCGCGTTGAGCGACGAGGGTGCGTCGGCGACCTGGCCCTCGTAGGCAACGTTGAACGTGTTGTCGGTCCAGAGTGTCATCGGTCTCCTCCGATCTGCCGGGTCGCGGCCTCGGCCTGATCCTGTCGCAGCCTCGAGATCGCGGCCTGAAGCGGCGAGGTGCGGGGCTCCTCGCGGTCACCCGGGCCTGTCACTGCGCGGCGGACCCTGTCGAGCCCGTCTTCGCGCGGGGCCGCAGCCGTCGCCGTTCGGATCTCGAACGCGCCGCGGATGTAGTCATCCGAGCGGCTCGAGAGGTCTTCGGCGTCGTCGGTGCGGACGGCCAGCTCCATGACCTCGCGGTCGGTCTTGCCGGTCAGATCCGCGTCGGCGCCGAGCACCTTTCGCGCGGTGGCCTCGAGGTCAGCGCGTGCCTTGACACGCTCGTCGAGCCGCGCCGGATCTGACGCCTCGTCAGCGCGCCGGGTCTCCTCGGCGAGCTTCGTCTCGAGACCGGCTGCCTTGCCCTCGGCCTCGTCGGCGCGGGCCTTCTCGGCCTTCAGCGCCTTGTCTTGGCGGGTCGACGCGATCTCGTGGGCCTGGAAAAAGCTTTCCGGCGCCTCGATCTCGTACTCAATCCCGTCGATGCGGATCTTTCCTATCATGCCCTGGATCTCCCTCCCGGTCGGCGCCGGGTCTGGTTGCTCAATGACTGCGTCCCCGGCCTCGTCGAGCCGAAGAGCGAGGGTATCGCCGCCCCTGGCCCTCTCGACCAGGGCGATGTGGTTGTAGGATCTGGCGGTCTGGATCGCGTCGTAGCGCTCACCGCTCTCGGTCACGCCGGGGGTCGGGTCTAGCGTGGTGTCGTAGCCCATGGAGAGCTGGCGGTAGCGCCTGCTTTCGACAGCCTCGACGGCGTCAGCGCGCTGAACGTAGACGGTGACGCTCTGAGCGTCGTCGTCCATGCGCGCATCCTCGCCCGCGTGGCCCACAGCCTCTCGCTGCCAGTTCGCGGCGTCGACCCGCCTGTCTCTCGGGTGTCTCAGTGAGACAGGTAGCCCGTTGAGCTGTCTCACGCTGGCGTCGAGCGTGCTCTGTGGGACATATTCGCGGCCCCACGGATAGGTCAGCACGCCCTCCCTCGCGACGGTCGCAGGGACGCGGAGCCCGCCGGCTGGCGTTCGCTCGACGTGTCCCAGGTCTCGAGTGTCGAATCGAAAGGGCATGCAAGACGATAGTGTCTCATGTGTCTCATTCTGTCAAGCGTGATACACTTTGGGCAGAAAGTGAGACACATGGGCAAGAAATCCCGAAACGTCCCGACGCCGTCAAGCGATCCCAAACCATGGGAGCGGCAGGTTGAAGAGGGCGCCAAACCGTGGAAAGCCTTCCAAGAATTTAGAAAGCGCCGAGATCTGGCAACCGTGGCCGAGCGGGTCGGCGTCACAGAAAAAACCGCGCGGAACTACGCGTCTCTGTGGGATTGGACGGCTCGCGCTGATGCGTGGGATCAGGAGCAGGCCAGAGCGGAGGACCGGGCGGTGCTCGCGGCGAGGGCTGCCGACGCCGTCTCGAGCTCGGCGAAGTGGCGCACGGCTGAGGAGCGCGCCCTCGACGTGCTGCTCGAGAAAATCGAGCAAGCCGAGGATATGAGCGTCCGTGACACGCTGGCCGTTGCCGACCGTGCATCGCACTGGCGCCGGATCTCCGAGGGCGACGTCACCGACCGCACCGAGATCCAGGAGCAGCTTGACCTCTCGGCGCTCACGACCGAGGAGGTGATCTCCTTCCGCAGGCTGCTTTTGAAGGCGAAGGCTGGGGCCGAGTGAGCAGGTTCGACGACCTCGAGATCCTCGCGGATCGGGAAGTCGCGCTGCGGGGCCTCTACCAATTTGGTGCGGCAGCGTGGCCCGTCATCGAGGGCTGTGATCTAATCGAGACCTGGCACCTCGAGGTGCTCTGCGAATACCTCGAGCGGGTGGTCGCGGACGGCGACGACGCCATCGACGAACTGGTCATCAACGTTCCGCCGGGGACGGGGAAATCCACCTGGGTCTGCGTCATGCTCCCCGCGTGGGACTGGATCTTTCACCCGTGGCGGCGGTGGATGCTCTCGTCTTTCGACGACGGGCTCGTGCTCCGCGACGCGCGGCGGACTCGGCGCCTCGTGACCTCCGAGTGGTACCAGGCGCGCTTCGGCCCGGGTGTTGATCCGCGCTTCCCGGGCTGCGCCATCGACCGGACGAGATCCGCTGCGGAAAAGGCCGGGGAGTACTGGACGACTGAGGGCGGGCTTCGGTTTTCTTCGTCGATCAGATCCAAGGGCACGGGCTGGCATGCCCACGTCCAGATCGTCGATGATCCGCATAAGGCAATGGACGCGACGAAGAGCGCGCAAGCCATCGACGATGTCAGCGATTGGTACGACGAGACGGCCTCGACCCGAGGCGTCCCCGGGACAAAATTCAAGCGAATCGTGGACATGCAGCGTCTCCACGAGCGGGATCTCTCTGCGCGGTGTCTCGCCAGGGGCTACGAGCACCTCTGTCTGCCCATGCGCTACGAAGCGGACCACCCGCACCCCTGCCCCGAGGACCGGCGCATTGAGGAAGGCGAGCTGCTCTGTCCAAATCTCAAGGACGACGCGGCAGTCGCAAACGAGGCGCGAGCTCTCGGCCCGCACGCTGCCGCGGCGCAGCACCAGCAGCGCCCCAGCCCCCGAGGAGGCAGGGTCTTTCAGCGCGATTGGTTCGTCCGATTCTGGACCGAGCTACCCTCGCACATCACCCGGATCCATTCGTGGGATCACACCTTCGGATCCATCGGGAAATCCGCCTCGTGGGTCGTTGGCGACGACTGGGGCCGCGCTGGGGCGGACTACTATCTAGTGGACGAGTGGCGGGATCAGTGCGAATTTCCAGCGATGAAAACGGCGCTGATCTCGTTCTCCGCGAAGCACCCTGGCGTCACGACGAAGCTGATCGAAGACAAGGCGGCAGGGCGGCCCATCGTGCAAGATCTCAGGCATGTCGTCAGCGGGCTGGTCGAGTGGAAGGTCGGCGGATCAACGGGTGGCAAGCTCGCCCGCGCCGAGAGCTGGACGGGGCTTGCCGAGGCCGGGAATATCTGGCTTCCGCACCCCACCGACGCCAGGCTGGACGGTCGCCCGCACCCCTGCCCGTGGGTTGACGAGTGGATCGAAAACGTGTGTAATTTTTCAGGATTGAAGGGCGACGTGGCGGATCAGGTCGACACGGCATCACAGGCGATCACCTATCTCCGAGACGAGACCGGATACGAAGGCGAGCTCGCGACAGCGATGGCGCGCCTGAAGAAAGAGGGCCGGATATGAGCAGGCGGCGAAAAAAGAAGGCGGCGAGATCCGAGGCGAGATTCGAGGCGAGATCCGACGCCAGATCCGACGCAGTGAGGGACGAATACCGCCTTGACGGGTGGGCGAATCTCGCGACGGGGCTGGGCTATTCGCGTGACAAACGGACGTGGGGGAGTTTCCTCGACGTCGAGATCCTCGACGACGACCAGCTTGAAAACCTGTACGCCGGTGACGACCTCGCGGCCCGCATCGTCGACCATCTCCCAGAACACGCCATGCGCGGCGGATTCGAGATCCGCTACGAGGGCGAGAGCGATGACGTGACGGATCTCCAGCGCGCCATTGAGCAGAAGATCCGAGAGGTCGAGACGACCGAGCGGGTCACGAACGCGCTGTGCTGGGGTCGCCTCTACGGTGGCGGGGCGCTGCTCCTCGGCGCTGATGACGGGGTCGCTGACGCGGCTGTCCCGCTGGACGACACCAGGGTGCGGGATCTCCGGTTCTTGAACGACCTCGAGCGCCGGGACCTCTCGCCGCTCTACTGGTACGACGACCCCAGAGAGCAGGGGTACGGCGAGCCCGAGATCTATCAGCTCACCCCCCACGGCTACAGCAGATCCGGCGGCGTCGAGGTGACAACCATTCACGAGTCGCGGCTCATTGAGACCTACGGCTCGCGCACGCCTCGCCGGTACCGCCAGCGCAATCACGGCTGGACCCTGTCGGTCCTCCAGCGTGTCCACGAAGTAATCCGCGACTTCGAGCAGGCGTTCGGATCTGTTGGGAATATGCTGCTCGACTGCTCGCAGGGCGTCCTTTCACAGAAGGGGCTGATCCGGTCCATCGGCGCCATCGGAGCCGCCGCCATCGAGGCGAGGATGGCGTCCATCGACACCTACAGATCCTCGAATCGGATGCTCGTTCTCGACGCCGACGGCGAGACTTTTCAGCACATCGAGCGGACTTTCGCCGGCGTCGACGCGATGCTCGCACTGTTTATGCTGCGGGTCTCGAGCGCAGCCCGGATCTCGGTCACAAAGCTTTTCGGCCGCTCGCCCGCCGGGCTCAACGCGACCGGGGAGAGCGACCTCGAGAACGACTACGCCGAGGTCATGAGCTACCAGGAGCAGACGGTCCAGCCGATCCTCGACCGCATCGTCAGGCTCGCGGCGACGTCGCTCGGATCTCCTGATCCCGAGAGCTGGTCGGTGGCTTTCCCGTCGCTGTGGATTGAGGGGCCGCGGGCAATCGCCGAGCGAGCGAAGCTCGTCGGGGATCGGGACGTCGCCTACATCGCAGCCCAGGTCTACGAGCCCGAGGAGGTTGCGCTGGCCAGAGCGCAAGGCGTCGACGCTGAAATCGTCATCGACGAGGACGTCAGGCGGCGGCAGCTCGAGATGGACACGGAGCGCGCATGGGAGGAGCCAGATCCCGAGCTGGGCGCGGCACCGGGCGACGGCGCAGCACCTCCGTTCGGCGAGGACGAGGCGCCTGGCGACGAGGGCGACAGTGGCGCGGAGTAGACAGCGGCGCGCGAGGCGCAGGATGGCGCAGCCCCGAAGCGCCGAGCGGGTCTACATGCGCGGGCTCGGCAGGGTCTACCGCCAGATCCAGTCGGTGGTGCTCGCCGGGCTGGTTCCGCTCCTCGAGGTCTGGCCTCAGCCTCGAGGGGACCGCGGGCCGCTGACCGACGCGCAATACCGCGAGCTGTGGCCGTCGCTGGACCCGGCAGCGGTGCGCCGTTTTGCGCCGTGGGCGACGAGCCGCAACGAGGTCGAGCGGGTGCTCATCACGGCGGGGCGGCCCATCGTCGGGGCGGACCTCGAGGACTACGTCCGGGCGTCGATCCGCCAGGCGAGGATGCGGGCGCCAGAGGCAGACCCGACATTCGGGTCGCGGTCGAGCACTCGGCAGCCCGGCGCGTTTCAGATCCGCCCGCAAGGCCGCGCGCTGCCAGATCCGCCGGTGGTCCTCGCGCCGAACGGGCTGCCCATCGGGCCGCCGCCTACGCCGAGGTTCGTCGGCGCGGGCACGATCTCCGAGCAGTTTTCGTGGATGCGCTTGAACGTCGGCGAGATGATCCGGGAGGAGAATCTCGCGCCGGTCCTCGACTCCGCGGGCCGCACCGTGAACAACCACAACGCCCGCGAGCTCGGGCGGGTTCTCGCCATAGATCTCCGTGAATCCGTCCCGGGGATCAGGCCGCTCATCGACCAGTGGCGCGGCCGAAACGTCGGGCTCATCGAGTCGAGCACCCTCGGCCCGATGGACGGGATCAGGCTCCGACCGCTGCTCGACGACGTCTCGTCGGTGGTCGAGAACGCCCACGCTCAGGGGCTCCGCGTCGAGGAGGTGGCTGGCCAGATCCAGGAGCGCTTCGAGGTGTCGAGCCGCCGCGCTGAGCTCATCGCGCGGGATCAGGTCCTCAAGCTCAACGCCCAAATCAACCAGCACCGCCAGCGCTCTGTCGGCGTCACTCGGTACCGCTGGGTGGCCGTCGGCGACGAGCGGACCCGGCCCCGCCACCTGGAGCTCGACGACAGCGTGCAGTCGTGGGACTCCCCGCCAGAGGTCGCGCCGGGACGGCACGAGCACCCCGGCGGGGACTACCAGTGCCGGTGCTGGTCAGATCCCGTACTCCCCGACTGGCTCGAGGGATGACCTACCCGTCGAGCGTGACTCGGTACTGGTGACCGCGCTTGGTGTGGATCTCCAGTCGGTTGCCTTCAATGACACCGAGAAGCTGGCCGCAGCTCTTGC